ACGGCGGTAGGCCCGCTGGTGGTGCAGCAGCTCTGCCGGAGTCCGTGCCTGGCTCATCTGGTCGCACACGGCCACCATCTCAGCTGTCTGCTCACGGAACTGCCGCAGATGGAGGCTATCATCCTGCAGCAAGGTTAGTAGGGTAATCATAGCGCACCTCCTATTCCTATTAAGATGAGTACTGCGGCGAGCGCAAGGTGAGCCTTCACCACGTCGCCATGAGTGAACACTTCGCCCTTGTCTGTGGCACAGAGGGCCGTAAACGATTTGCTGGTGGCACCCCACCACACTTTCAAGTTCTCTACAGCACTTTCCACTCTGGAAAGAACTGAGGGCTGAACCTGCCCAAGCTGAATTGTCTGTTGCATATTGCACTGTTTTGAAACCTACCAGCGTACCCCACTGGCGAGGAGACAGAGAAACGGCTGCACTTCCCGTTGGTTTCAAAACAGTGACTCACCCGAAGGGCAGTAAAGTTTTACGAGAAGGCAGCCGCTATACGGGATAAATCCCTCAGTAAGGCATTGCCTTTTGACCATAAGAAAGGCCCAATACTATGTACTGAGCGCGTGACGTGCGCCCTGACGAGTGGACTACCACTGTTTTGAAACCGTTGACAAAGGTACGACAAAATCCCGAAACCACCAAGTGATTTCGGGAAAAAGTATGATTATTTAGACGGGGTGTAATTTATTCTTTTGTGCCGAGTTCCAGTCCTTCATCGATTTCAGTGTCAGAAGCCACTTCCTTAACCATTAGGAAATGTACGACATTTTGCTTTGCCATTCCCTCAGTCACAATGTAAGTAGAATGAACTTTCCACCCACGCTTAGCCATATAGTCGAGAACCTCCATCATGGTATTGAACTTACGTTTCTTCCCACCATCATAGATATACTCATAGTCTTCAGTATGTGGCTGAGTCCTGCCCATGTCAAGACGGGCTTTTACCTTACCGAACCCCCATGCATTATATCCCATTACGGTGCAATAAACGGGATATTTCTCACCCGGTTCCGTTACATTCTGCGCCTGTGCGCCAAGGCTCATCAGAGCCATCACTAATACAAATAGAATCTTTCTCATATTGAAGTAAATTAAAGTTTGCTGCTGCAAAGGTACAAAAGTTTCCTTGCATCGAGCAAGGAATGAGCAATAAAGTGGAAAGAGCTGGAAAATTCCCGCTTTTCGTGGCAAGTTGCCTCGAAAAGCCCGGCAAGTGTCGCCCATCAGGCGGCAAGTGGTGGCAAGTCACGCGGTGATTTGCGGGAATTTTCCAGATTTTTCCACTACCTCTTTACCCGGAAAGTCCATTTTTAGGGACTTTTCGGGCCGCGCGGTGCGCAAAAAGCGCATCCCAACTGCGAAAGCAGCCCCCACCGCCCTACGCCCCGAAGCGACTTGCCCCACTTGCCATAGCGGAATATGTCACGAATTTTTGTCACAGCGTGTGTGGATTGTTTCGGGGCAGTGTCATTTTCGCGAGGCCACGAAAATGGTGGGGCGCATCCGCGGTTGTGGCGGCTCTATGGAGTGATAAGCCGTTACACATACAATGTGCAATGGCCTATCATCTCCATCAGTGCCGCAAGCTATGGGTGCAAGGGTGTCTGCAATATTACAGACTTCCTGCACCATACCTATGGCCGTAGGCTTTCTCTGGCAAGCACCTTTATGTCTGTAGGACATTGTATGTTGTGGTGGTATGAGCAACTGTCGCAGTGGAGCGCAGGTGGCACGTGTTGTCAGGAGTGTCTGGCTGGACGTGGCCGTGTTGCCCTGGCACGTGATGGGTGTGTAGGCGAGGTGGTGGCTGACCAGACGCCACCTCACCTTCTCTCCCATCCGAACAGCCACATTCAGCCGTCAAGACTCTCCAGACAACACCTGACACCGAAGAGAAACGGAGCCAGTGCCATACCACCACAACATACAGGAACGTCGGCCAGACGTTCAGGTGCGCAGGGGGTCGAGGGCGGGAAAGAAGATGGCCACTGGCCATAAGCATCAGTCTGCGAATAGCAGAAAACACCAATAGATGCCCATCAAAGGGGCATAAGCATCAGTCTGCGAATAGCAGAAAACACCAATAGATGCCCATCAAAGGGGCATAAGCATCAGTCTGCGAGTAGCAGAAAACACGAAAAGATGCCCATCAAGGGCATAAGCATTAGTCTGCGCATAGCAGAATAGACGTAGTCGTATCAGGCAGAGGTGAGGTGACAGCAGGCATACTATAGGCATAAGAGTCGGCTCCCATGAGCCATAACGTTGCCCATAGTATGCCTGCAGTTGCCTCACTGCTGCAAACCCTCTGCTGAATGTGGCATCGTCTCTTTCAGCACCATGTAGAAAATAAGCAGATTCAAACCTGCTTAATCTCTATGATAGCCGAACCATCTGGTTTTAGCCAGGAACATGGCTATTCGGACGTGTGCACCTGTGGCCTCGATGGCACTGATGAACGCATCCGATGAACGCCCTGTGGTGTAGATATCGTCGATGACCAACACGTTCTTACCTCTGAAATAGTCGGCGTCGATATTGACCAGGTGCTTGATGTTCGTGGCAAGCTCGTATTCACCAGTGATGTGTGCCCGTTTGCGGTTGCCGCACACCTCGATATGGCTGAAACCGTCAATAGCTCCCGTCTGTTTGCAAAGCAGCTGAGAGAACCGTTTCCATCTACGGACGTGTGCGTACTTCGAACTTGCAGGGATACAGACGATAACGGTATCAGTCAGGTTCATAGCTGCCAACGCCCTCGAGAACTGTCTTGCAGCCCAACGTGTGTAAACGTTTCTGCCGTCCTTGAAGCCGATAATCATCCGGCAGATATCCTGCTCCTCAAACGTGGCTCTTCTCTGGAACCGCTGTGGGATGTAGCTGTAAAGGGCGAACTTCATCATGGCTATCACTATTACAGGGTAAAACAAAAGCAGCAGCCCCTTCATTGAGGAACTGCCGCCGTTTCTTCAGATTTCTTTGAGCGAGGCTTGCGCTTGGCCTTGGGCTTTGGCTCGTCGGCCTGCACCTCTGATGCTTCGTTCAACCCTTGAGGGTCTTCCTCGGCAGCCTGCTCAGCCTTCTGAAAGGCTATCTCCGCTGACAGTTGTGCGAGGCTTTCAGCTGCGATATACAATCCCGTCTGCTTTTTCAGAAGGAACATGAAACGCATAGCCTTGTAGGCTGTCTTGCAGTGTGCGCTCGGCTGCTCATCTCCAGTGATGGACACTGCCCATACATTGTTGTCACTCTTGTTTGACTTCACGATCGATGCAATAATTTCTCTTTTTTCCATGACTTGTAAATTTTTGGATGTTATACTTTTGGTTCTTGAATTACGTTGGATGACTGTTACATGCAGTAGCACTCTATGTAGGTGATATCGACCATCAGGTCCAGTGCGAAGTTCTCAGCCTGCTTGGTGGCATCGGCAAATGTGTCGGCTTCTACCTCATACTCGTAGCTCTCGCCATCCTCGGTGTTGACGACTACCTGATAGAGATTACCGCTGTAGTAGCGATTACTGTAGAGACGGCTCTTGTTGAAAAGCGATGATGTTTGAACTGGATGTGTCATAATTGTTTGATTTTTATTTGTTTGACTTTAATGTTTTGCGCCTGGGCGCTCTTTGTAATTTTTACGTGCATAAAAGAGCAGCAGGGAAAAGGCATGCAAATGCAAGGTTTGGCCGAAAATTTTTCAAGCCCCGGCCTTGGGAATTTGGTTTCCGGCGCAACTGCACCCCAAATTCCTTGAAAAATTTTAGAGACAACGCTGCTTGACCTTGCAGAATGCCGCCTGCGCTAACTTTGCAAAGGAAAAATAGAAGAGTGCCAGAGGCAATAGGCAAAACATGTCGAAACAAGTAAAAAGCATTATGGCACATAGAATCCAGTTACAACATCGCTTCAACGAGGAAAAGCCGTCTGGGAATCGCACAAGCAGGTAATATCCGGTATCGTTAACCATCTACCGAGGAGGCAGAGAGCCAAGTGTGAGGGAGAAACCTATTGACACATCCGCTGCCACCATCAGGCAGAAGAACCGCATGAAGGATGCTGATGGGCCACCTACACAGATGCTTTGCATACCAAAACTGCGGGTTATACCCGCTGCGCCCACCGTCCCCGGGCAATAGTGCTGCCTACAGGCACCACTACGGCCAGGGTGGGCGGGGCACGGTGGGCGCAATCAGAAGATGACAGTCATCCATTCAAGAACCTTATGACATCACAAAATCAAGTCATGAAGGAAAAGAAAATCTGCGGTCGTGGCCAAATGTCAAATAGGAACTGACAATAAAGGCTGTGGCAACCACAAAAAAAGAAGCAGACCTGCGCATCACTGCGAAAGCCTGCCAGGATTACATAAACAAATCATTGTGAGAAAGTAGTACAGGGATTGTCGTAGCTGACAGTTAGCCACCAAAATAAGAGGTAAAGCCTGTCGATGCCTGCAAGGCGTATGCCGGGATGAACTTCTCCACACCTATGCACAGGGTATCGAAAGCATCAGAGCCGTCGGTGCGGGCCTCGAGCTTGTCTTCCTCTGTCTCGGCCAGCTTCTCGCCTCGCTTATCCTTCTTTTCATTGTAGATTGCGGCGGTAGTGATCGAGAGAAGGAGGTCTGCATTGTTATCCTGGTTGATAAAGACCTGATGGGCGGCCTTGCCTACGAACATGCGGTTAATGAGATGATATTTGTCCACGTGGTGCATGGGATTGCCGATATACACCTGTTCCACCACCCATCCGGCAGAAAAAAGCAAGTTGGTGATGAGAATATAGAAGTCCTCGTTCTGGTTGGCACCGTAGCCCTGCCCCTTGAACGTCGAGTCGAATACGAAGTACACCTGACGGTTCTTGTGGTACTTGTAATAGGCATTGAAGAGCGCCACGACGGCATCGATGGTGTCGTACTTCACATAGAAAGACTTCAGCACATAGAGCTTGCCGTCAATGCCCACCTGGCCAACCACGAGCCAGTTGATGTTCGTGTTCGCATCGAAGGCTATCACCAATGGGGCATTCGGGTCACAGTCAGCATCCAGCAGGCAGCTGTCTTCCAGACTGCCCACCATCTCCAGTGCCAGCTTCGACGTGTTGGGAGCCGTGTACCAGTTGACGCTCTCGCGCATGGATCCATAGAATCCATCGCGGGCGATGCCGATGTGCTTGCACATGATCGAGGTGGCAAACGTCAGTGCCGGCAGATCGCGCTTCATGCGCCTGATGAAGTCCTCACCCAGGACTGCCAAATTGAACAGCGAGGAATAGCGGCAGTACAGCAGGCAGTTCTTACGGAGAATAAATAAGTCACGGTCGAGCTTCTGAATCTCTGCCTGGTAGTATTTGGCCCGCTCCGGGTGGGCCTTCATGCGCTGCTTGGTCTGCCACTTCAGATACACCAGTCCCTCGATGACCTTCACCAGTTCCTTATCCTGTTTCTGTTCGTACTGCATGAACCAGGAGCCTTTCTTTGTCGTAGCCGTGTCGCAGGTGATGGTCAGCCCATGGTGAAGGTGACATTTCGAGAAGTACATCTCGTTGCCACGGTTGGTCTGCATTGTCTCGTTCTTCAGCTTCTCATATTCCACGAACTTTGCCTCGTCTATCAAGACATGGTCTATCGACATGCCGTTGCTCATGCCCTCGCGGTCCTGGCTGATGATCTGGCAGACCGAGCCGTTGTAGAAGCCGATGCAGTTCTCCCAGTTCTGCGGGGTGAAGATAGGATCCTTCCACTTCAAGGCCTTCCACGGTTTCTTGCCGACGGTGTAGTGAATATCGCGCTTATAACCCCATCGCTCCCAGTGTACCAGGAGCGAGGGCAGCGTGGTAGTGAGGCACTTCTTGAAAGAGGGAGAGACAAAGCCGGTGCAGGAGCCGGGCATCCACTGCATCACCTGCATCAGCCGGGCAGCATCAATGAGGCCCTTGCCCGTGCCACGTCCCATCTCGCAAACAAGGTCGCGTGGCGACATATAGAGCGGGTAGAGCTGCGCGTCGTTGAAATATTGCTTCTGCTTCTCTGCCATTACTTTTCCTCCTTATCATCGGTCGATGGCACCTCAGTATATTCAACATATTCATCGTCCTTAGAGAACTGCTTGATGAGTTTGTCGCGTCGGGCACGGAGGTTCTTGGGTGCCTTGATGCCCAATACGCTCGGGTCATCCGTCGGCTCTATCTGTAGCGGCACAATCTTGTCGAAGGCCATGTCGGGTGTGTCCGGCTTATCCGTCTGGTTGTTCAGGATGTAGTTCTTCTGCATCGAGGCCACGGCCCGCCAGTCGCCATCACGCCGTGCGGCCTGTCGGTCTTCCTCTATCATCTGGTTCACCCGCCACCGGGCAAACTCCTTGGTGGTTGCCTCCAGGTTGCCGATGAGGATCTTCAGCAGATTGATATCGTCATACGCCTGGCTCTTGCCCACATGGAAGAGCTGCATGCATCGGTTTACTAGTTCCTTGGGCGAGGTGCTTGGATAACTGCGCCAGTAGCTGCTCAGCTCGCGCAGCCGTTCCACCCGCAAGATGGTGTCTTCGGGCACCATCTGCAGGCGCAGTTCGCTGCTGTCCACTGGCAGGTAGTCGGCGTATTGGTCTATGTTGACAGGAAGGCTCATATTTCTATATCACGTGTCATGCGGCGCAGATAGACGCGGCAGGCTTCGTCCGCTGCAGGACTGCCGGCATCCACCAGGTCGATATTCTGCTTGCGTAGTCGGAGGGCAGTTTCACTATAACCCTTCATGAAAGCCTTGCGGGCCGGATGGCCCAAGGTGTTGATGTCCGCACACAGCTCCGTCTCATCAATATCCAATAATGCGGAAATCTCCTGAGGGGGAGTCAGTTGACTGGCAAGATCTTTTATTTTGTTCAATAAGTCGTTCGAATAGTCCATTTAACTGAATTGAGTTATTATCAACGAGTTCGCTGAAACCGCTGTACTGTTGATAGAATATTTCCTGATTGGTAGTGACCAGCGTACATTCGGCACGGTCGCCATACGTCTGGTTCTGCGAACTGATGACCGTCACCGTCCACTCATCGTTCTGCACCAGTACCACCTTCGAGTGGTTCTGTGAGAGATAAACGGCATCGAAGTTCTGCTGCATCTCTTTATAGAGCTTATACGTTTTCTTCGAGGCCTTCAGGTCAGCCAGCAGCACACTCTTCAGTACCAGGTCTTTTTTCTTCAGGTTGTAGAAGCCACGCAGGAAGGCGTCTGATGTGGAGAACGTCGAGACGAACACATCGGCCGGTCCTGTTTGTTCCAGGATCCAGCCCAACAGTCCCAAGGTATGAAGGCCACGCCCCAGATGCGACTGCAGCGGGTGCGTGGCCAACGGACGCAGGAACTCACTCGGACTCTTGCCCTTGCTCATTGTTCTGCGGGGTTTCTAGTACGTCGGTGTTTATCTCCACCTCTTTGAGTATACCTTTTATCTCATCACCGATAGGCTGGTTGAGTGAGAGAAGCAAGTCAACACGCTCTTTCACCTTGGCCTGCTTTTTCTGGAATTCCTGCCTGTCCTGGTCGCTGGCCACGTTACCCTCAATGCGGGAGTGTATGGACAGGAGGTCTTGCAGGTTTTTGGAGATATAAGAGCGAGCATTGGCCACCTGCTTCTCCTGCTCAGGAGTGAGTGCCGGAGTCTGTTCAGCAGCACCCTCACCCTCAGAACCGTTATCAGCGGTCAGCTGGTAATCATCGTAGCGGGCCATATCCTGCTTGTACTTGTACCAGGTATCCTTGAGCACCTTCAGGTACTCGTAGCGGTCACAAGGCTCAGTGAGCTGCTTGCAGGTCTCGTAAGCCTCCTTGATTTTCTTCCAGCGCTCGGCATTGGCAGGCCAGATGGCCTGAATCTCTGCAGGCAGCTGGTCATGATCAGGACGGATGCCCTTGCGCACGAACTGTTCCTCGCCACCATTCTGCTCGTCAGGCTGCAGGACAGGAAGGAGCGAAGCCTGTTCCTCAATGTTCAGCGGCTCTTTGTCGGTAACAGTTTTCAGTACCGGCATTATCTCATCGTTGAGTTTGATGACATCGCGGATGGTCTGGCCGTCCTGACGCAGACGGAGGAACCGCTGCAACTTATATTCGAGGAACTTCAGTTCCCGTTGTGGCCGGCGCATGATGCGCTGGTACATGGCCCCATCGCGATTCAAGGAGAGCAGCAGCTGGGCACCTTCCTCTATCTGCTCTGTTGTGGCGTGCTCACTGTCAAGCCAGCGTGCAATCTTTTCAGTAAATTTCGGGTCTATCATATTGCTTAATATTAAAAAGTGGGGCCATCTCACCGTCTTAGCGTGTGAGACCGCCCCACGGTCACGTTATTTACGACATGAAAAGAGGAATCAGGGATTCGTTTCGGGCTTCAGTTCATCGTTGGTTCCGAGGAACGTGCCCTCAGAAGTAGTGAACTCACCTTCGTAGAAAGGAGCAGCAAACTCATCGGTCACACTCACCGTCACTGTAGTGGTATTGGCATCAGAGGCAGCCTTTCCATAAGCCTGGCTCACGGCTATATCAGCCTGATAGAGAGGAGAACCGAAGAGACGGCATTTGCCGTCGGCCATCGGAATGAGGAACACCACGTCGTCGTTGTTCAGCTGGGAGATGAAGCCAGTGGCCTTTTTCCCGGTACCAGGCAGGACGAGCGTGATTTTGTTGAGCATGGTCTTAGAGCCATAGCTTCCCTGACCTTCAGCGGTCGGCTCGCTCTCGTTGGGAACGAGGGCAAAGCGTTTCCAGAGTTTGTCAGCATACAACTCAATATTGGACTTGATGACGGCCACATCCTCCATCTTCTCAGCCGCAGAACCGGCAGGACGTGGAAAAGTCTTAATGTCACGGCGCGGTACATAGTAACCATGGTTACGGGTGCCAGGCAGCGACTTGTCGCCCATGCAGAAGTCGATATCCTCATAGAGAGCGGCATCGTCTGCGCAGCGTGTTTTCAAATCAGCCATATTTTTTTCAGTTTTTATGGGTTACTTACTAAGCCTTGGCAGCTGCGATCTCAGCAGCCGTGCGGGCCACACAGAGCATCTCCTTGTTGATGGAGAGGTACTGCTCGCCATAGAACATGTTGGCCAGGAAGTCAACATCGTAGTGAGAGGTCTTCGACTCCTTCACCAGGAACGTCTCATCAGCGGTGCGCTGGTTCCAGAGTGCCAGGATGTTGTTCTTCGGAGTCAGGCACAGATAGTTCTCAGGCACGTTGGTCAGTGCCACGAACTCGACATTGGGAGCGCCGTCGAGGTGAGCCTTCAGATACTGCTCGTTGTAGGGCAGTGCACCATGGTTGTGCTGATAGGATTCCTCGTAGAAGTGCTTGGTCTTGACATGCATGAAGAGCTTCAGCTTCTGCTTCTTGAGTTTGTCATCGGCGCCTGCCCAGCCATCGGCAACACCCCAATAGAAGTCCTTCAGCAGATCCTCAGTGTTCTCTGCAGAGAAATTCTCAGGCAGAGAATAGAGGTTGCCAAGCTCCACGGCCATCTTGTCAGCCTTAATCTCGGCATTCTCGATGGTCTTGAAACCGTTGAACCACTTGGAGGTCTCGGTGGTGTTGGTGGGGTCATGCTTGGCCGTCCACATCTCATTGAACATGTTCTCGCCCAGCTGCGCCATGATGTATGCGCAGATGCGCTTCACCCAGGGCACATTCTTCAAGCCCTCGCCCTTGGTCACGTCGCTGCCCCACAGACTCTGGTAGATACTGTTGGGGTCGATGGGCTCGATGCAGTTACCGAAGAAGGTCTCCAGCGTGCGCTGCACAATGGCGATGGCACCGGATCCTTTCTTGTACTTGTCATAGTTGCCCATCTGGAAGTTACCCTTCATCTCGTGAACGTGTTCTTGATAGCGGATGCCGTCACGGTGACCCATGTGCTGCAATGCTGCTGCCATGGCATGCATTGGCATGACGATGAGTTCCTTGCGGTACGTCTGGAATGCTTTGCTCAGAGTCTCAGGCGTAAAGGTCGTCTGCGGATCCACCACAGGCTGACCGGAATTAAGGATAGGAGTGTTAGGATCCATAGCTTACAGAGCGTCTTTGATAGAGTTAAACAACTCGCTGGCGGCACTCAGGGTGTTCTCAGCACCGTCAACCTTCTCTTCCTCCTTGGTACCGGCAGAACCCTTCAGGTTCTTCACCTGCTCCTCAAGGTCATTCTTCTCCTTGGTCAGCTGTTCGATGGTCGACTTCTGCTTCTTCAGCACGTCGGAAGCCTGTTTACAGGCATCGTTCTGCTTCTTCAGCTCATCGTCGATGGTCTTCAGCTGATCCTGCGTCAGGGACACATTGCCCTGCTCGTCCGGCTTGAAGCCGTCAGTGATGGCCAGCAATGCCATCACGGAAGTAAATACTTTGATCATCTTGTTATGACTGTAATTGGTCGTGGGTTCCGGCATGAGTCCTTTCAGCATCTCCACGACCTTTTGGAGAACGCCTGCGGTTGGATTCTCCTCGCCCGTTTCAGGATTGAACCCTTTGGGCAAGGCTGGTAGACCCATATCCTTTATCATTGAATTGGTATAAATGTTTCTAACGTTGGTCGGCATCTGTTCCGGCTCGGTTACTTCATCCACCAGTCCGAAGTCCTTGGCATCGGCGGCCTTAATCCAGGCAGCCACCTTCATCTTAGCCTTTACATCATCAACGGGCTTGCCGCTCTTTTCGGCGTAAATCTCAGCAAGAACATCATCGATGGTGTTCAGCTGAGAGCGCTGGAACTGGAGGCGCTTGACCAGTTCGTCAAGCTGCTCCTTGTTCATATTGCCCCATTCAAACACAGCGCCCATGGCGTTGTGGATGAGGATGAGGGCATTCTTTGACATCACCACTTTCCTGGCACCCATTGCCATGAAAGTGGCGGCACTTGCTGACATGCCCAGGAAGTAGCACGTCACCTGGCCATGATTCTTAAACAGCTCGTAAATTTCCAGACCTGTAGTGACATAGCCACCCAGAGAACAGATGGCCACATCGACGGGCTGGTCTTTCTTCTTATCCAGAATATATTTCACGTAGTCGGCAGAGATTCCCCATCCACCGACAGTGCCAGTCAAGTAAAGATCATATTTCTTCATGCTGCCTTTGATTTTCGGCAAAGGTAGCACAGAGGGAGGCAACTAAAAACTACACGATATTATTGTATATAAGGGATTTTGCAGGCTGATGTGTAGTTGACGTTGACTTCATAGAGTTGTGAGTCCCTCATGTTGTCTGGATGAGTGTCATTGACAGTGGTGACAGGATACGGTCTATCATTGTTGCCAATTAGGTAATATCTGCCGTCAGCGGTTTTGCAGCGATACACCATTCGCTCAATGTCAACAGGTTCTTCGCATGTCCGGAATACAAGCTGTGCGGTATATAGTCGCACACCATCATCTATTTTATCACTGATTGTCAGTCGTGCAGGAACCTTTATAGGAATGCTCTCCCACGAATTGACAGAAGAGACAGACACACACGACATACTGAGCTTGCGAAGCCCAATGATTGATCCTGACTGTAAGCGGTCAATACCTATGACATTTTTGGGAGAGTTCATAACTGTTCTTAATTGTTGTTAACTGTTTATAAATGTTCGTGCGTGAACAAAACGGGGTGTCTTTATTGGAAGATTCTTTGGGTGATTTAACTTTTTTTGTCTTTTTTCATCCTGTTTCGCTTTCTGAGGTCAACGCCACACGACAATAGTCGTTCTCGTTCCCGGTAGAACCTTTGCCGGATGGTGTCAGCATAGTCGATATCTATTCCGTGCATCTCGCACCAGGTATATGCTGCCGTCTGGAGCTTTGAGTCCTCGCTGCACATCTCGTTGAACTCCTTGTAGAGATTGTCCTTGAACAGAGCTTCGATGTATTCAGCAATGAACCGCTTGCCTGAAGGTGTTACATAGTTCCACGACTCAGGATCTTTCTGCTTGGAGTATGGGATGGCCACCGGTGTCAGTCCGTCTCTTTCAACATCAGGTTCAGCCCCATCAGGGCGCTTCCTGAGAATGGCGATGATACGGGCATTGCCCACTGACTGAGGCGGGAACTCAACAGGACAGCCGAAATGGTGCACCGCCCACTGGGCGATGAAGGGCTTCAGTTCGATATAGACAACAAACTTACTCATACTTTAGATTAGTTAATACTGTGCAAAGTTAGTAATTTTTTACCGAATCATCTGCTTTTAATTAGAAAACCGTACTTCAATTTGGATTTTGTTTTCTCCGTCTGATGTAATTCTGTCCGAAAAAGCCGTAACTTTGTAATCAATCATTTATGGGGTTGTAACTCTTTATAAATCAGTAGCTTTGTATAATTGACAAACTTCGATTACAAAATAATCAGTCCTTTTTGATTTGTAACGGAGATGATTTACTGCAAAATTCTGTTAATTTCCTTGATTACAAACTTACATTCAATTACAAAACGAAAAAGTTTGTAACGATTTGTAACGTAACTTTGTAATCAAAAAAAATCTCCGAAATGCCTTTGTTTACTATACTTTTTTCCTTTCACCGACATTCATTACAAAATTACAGAATTTTAGTACAGAAAATGGTAAGGGAGGGGAAAGGACAGCGACGGCCACGGCATAGATGCATGCCTCTGGGTGGAAGCTGCGGTCACCCATGGGGAAGTAAGAGAGGCAGCAGGTGACTTTGATTTGTCACTTTGCTGCCTCTTTCTAATTACCTGCACGAAGGCTAAAAAAGTCGCTCAAAAGTTTTGTAATCTCAAGAAAAATGCGTATCTTTGCATATGAATTAAATTGCCTTTTTCCATACTTTTTTTAGAGGGTAGAGGGTGAGATAGAATACACCCTTCAGAATGCTTCTTCTCCATGTTCCTTAGACCATAGTTCTGTTTCTTTGAGCTCATCTGAAGGCTTTGTTTCTGATCTTTTCTTCATATAGATCATTTCCTTGGGATTTGTCCCTGCAGGGGCGTTCTCAGGTTTTCGGATGATACGGCCTCCTCCGTTCTGGTACTCCTTCGGGTTCATCTCCTCGATCCATGGACACAGTTGCACGAATGCTCTCAGTTTCCTTGTGAACGACTGCATGGAGATGGTATTCTGTCCGCTGTACTTCTTATAGTCTATAAAGGCATCCTCACGCACGACAAATGCATCCAGACGGCCTGTCTCATCACAGAAGTATGCTTCAGCCCAGTCCTTGAACTTGTCGGTCATGTCCTGTCTCAGTTTTCTCTGAAGAATGTTTGCCATCGGTGGCAGCAGTTTCACAGGTTCGCCACACACTGAGAGGTAGAACTTGACACATTGGAGTATAAAGTTAAGATCCTGGTTCCATTCCTCTTCAGAATATGTCTTACTGAAAAGATCTTTGTTGAAGTCATCACGGATGCTCCGGCTTTCATGGTAATCATTTTCCTCCGTCTTCTGGTGATAATAGTCAGAGAACACCATATATAACAGACGTGCCTCGCTTGACGGGTCGAAGTCGGCTGGCACGTAGTTGGTCGTGAAAGCTATCTTGGGGCTTTCCTCGAAGGGAATAGTGAAGCTCTGGTTATTCTTCGGGTTGACGGTCATGTCGCTTGTGATATTGTCATAGAACAAGCCGGTATTCAGGTAGCGGTCACAGTCATCAACGAGTAGCATCTGCGTGTGCTGCGTCACCTGGTCGAACACGTGGGGGTTATCCATCAATTTTGGGTTACGTCCTGACAGCTTCACCGTCTTCATCAGCAGTGAAAGCACCTTGAAGAAGAATGACTTTCCGCTTCGCCCATTACATTCGCCCTCTTCGCCAATCTTGTTGTCCATGGCCATTGGTGCCCAGGCACGTGAAGGACTCTTATAGTGGTGCAGCATATAGCCCAGTGTGAAGATCTTGTTAATGAGGTTCTGCTGCTGCTCCTGCCACTCATCAGCGGTCAGGCTTTCTCCCTTGATGTCGAAGCGGTGGGCCTCACGGTATGCCAGGCGCTCGCTCTCAGTCTCAAACCGAGTTTCCATCTCCTTGCGCCAGAACAGGCGCGAGGAGTTGATGAAGTAGCCCATCAGGTTCGAGCCTACCTTGTTGATGGTGATGGAGAACTGCGGCTGGCCGTCTTCATCTGTTGACTTGGTAATGGTGAAGAAATCATCGAGTAGCCGGAAGTCATGGTCAATGACATTCTCGGCCCACACGTAGTTCTGGAACTTGAAATCTTGTTTCTTGATAACGTCGAGCTTCTGGCCGCTGGCCTTCACGCAGACGTTTGGAAAGAAGAACAGTTGTGTCCTGGCATCGAATGAAGTGAAGTCAAGTGCTATCTCATCGATACTCTCCAACATACCTGCTGACAGCTTGGGCGTATCGAGTACCAAGTTAAGAACCGACAGGTCGCGCACCTCGTCGATGACCCACTGGCGCACAAACTCGCGAATGTCTTTCGGTGTCACTGAGCGCACGATGTAGCCGTCTATCTTCACGTAGCGTGTATCCTTCTGATTGTCATCATGCAGTGCATAAAAGCCGTTTAGCTTCAGGAAATTGTAGAGACAGGCCGTATCGATACTATGCCGAACTTCGCCTGATTTCTTGTTTGTGTTGGTCTTCCAGAATCGGGCAGGCATGGACATCTGCATCAGGAACTTGAATTCCTTCTTTGTGTGGCGCAATTCCATCCAGTCACGCAAATCCTTACGAGGCTTTCCCCGGTTGTCGCGATAGCTGGAGAGCCAGTCGGGCAACCATATCGTACGCACATCGATAAAGCGAAGGGCCAGCTCCGTACCCTTACGGATGCCTGTCTCGTCGATGTCGGGAATGTTATACAGCACCTCGACGTGCTGCATGATTTCCTTGACTTCATCATCTGCCAGGTGATACGTCTCGCTGTTGAACCACAGCGGCATGTATCCCAGGGACCGGCAGCACAGCGCATCACGCTCACCACTACAGATGAAGGCCTCACGCAGCTTCTGCGGCTTGTAAGGCTCTTCATCGGTGTGTGTAGATTCCCACTCCTTCTGTTCCTTGGCATTGAACTGTTCCTTTGCCCGGATCAGTTCGCGCAGGCCATTGATGTACTTCGCAGGTTTTACTCCTGCAGGGAAATACTGGAAGCGGTAGGCCTTGTCCGGGTTCAGCGGCTCATAGACCTTGTAGAACTTCACTTCCTCTTGTTCGGTTCCGTCTGGAAGTGTGCGGGCTTCCCTGACCACGCACTCACGCATGAAAATGGGGTAGTGCTCATTCGAGTAGCGGATGCGCGTTTTGCGATCCTTGGTATAACTAAACCACTTCACCGAGTGCCAGTGAAGCGCCTCGACGTGCTCCTGCTTGACATTCGGGCCAAGCACGTTCAGTTCCTCAGTAGTGAAGTCCTTCGTCTCGAAGTCGCGGTGTCCGTCCGGCTCGTCGGCCCTGGCATCGCGCTCGGTGAAGTCAGCCTTGTTGATGGAACGGTCCAGTTCGTCGGTAATGTTGAAGTGTGCCGCAATCTGCAGCACGGCTTCGTTGAAGCGGTCCTGGCTTAAGTGGTGGTCTTCCATGTAGAGTTGGATGGCAGAGCACCATCCCTCTCCACCAAAGTCGGTAACGCCCCATATCTCGCCATATTTCTCACTCTTGCGCTGATAGAGGCACGCCGAAGGCGTCTTCTCATCGCGCACCTTGAATTTCTTGCCTTTCACGCCTACGCACTCAGCAGCCTGAGGATATATCCAAAGGATAATATCAAGCCCCTGACGTGTAGCATCATAGATTTTCTGTACTGGTATCATATCGTTCTATTATTTAGTGACCTGCCGCAAAGCTACTACTGATCGGCGGGTTAGCAAAATACGTTCATTCTCTGCTATGGGGGGGGTAAAAAGCAACCTTTCCTCCTGCCAATGACAGGGCATTATACGCGGTCGCAGCCATACCCGTTTGCTGGCCTTCATCAATTTTAATTGCCAACACAGCCGGACTGCCGTCTCTTTGTCCTTGGGACTCGTGACGGCCTCGCGCTCGCCGGAAAGGCGGCTGACAGCTGTGACAACGTACTTCATACTATATGCGGAATTCTGTCATATACGGATTTCAGACAATAATGACAGCCAGTTTTACTGGCCTTATGCGGTTTCTTTAACAGGAACTGCATTCCTCCGTAGGTGTAACCGGTAGCTTTTGCTGCATGGCCTATACTAGGGTAGACGGTACCCGTCTCAATCTCAACAACAGCTTTGAAGTTCCTGGTATTGTCGTGTGGCAACAATCCCAGGCGATGTTGCCGAAGCATATTCTCCCGGCGGTTCTGCATATACTCAGGCGTCATCTTCCGTTTCCTACCCTTGTAGTTATGGTGGCCAGCCTTGAATGTGCCGTCAGGATTGTGGATGCTGTCAGGAGGGAGAACAAGGCTCGACGTGTCACCACTGAAGTATATGGGCATATAGTCCTTTTCGTAAAACCAATTCAGCCCGCCACACAAGCGCTGACGGCCACGACAGCAGCGCGTGATGCCATCCCGGCTGAATCCATATTTCTCAACGGCAACTTTGATGCTGTCGAAATACCCGGCCACCTTGCCGCTTGGCCATACAGCAACAACCTTCTGGCATTTGCCAGGATAGTCATGGATATTATTCTTCGATGGTGGGATCAGTTGCTTCATATACTTTTACACTCTCTTATTTGGATATCCACATACACGCTGACATTCTGAAATGTCCGGCGTGTCCAGTCTCTCAGTTCTACGGCCTTCAGACGGCTGCAAGGCAGACTGATGGCCTCTCGACGATGGCCGTGCCATAGTCCGGTTACTACGTACAATGGGGGGGTATTTTCATTGCGGTGTCTTGTTTTCGTCCTCAAGGAGGTTAATCACTTCTGCTATTTCATGGGATAAAGCATCGACACGGGCAGCCATGTTCTGGAGCCACACAAGACCTTCATAGCCCGTGGCATAGTCCTTGGCCAGCTCGTTGGCAAGAATGTGCATGTTCCATGCCAGGCAGTCGGCACCGCCGGACACCTTAAACAGATAATCATGCGTCTTTTGCGAAATCCTCTCGCACTTGGGATTCAGATTTTCACTTAGTTTCTTCATATTGGCATTTCTTGAATTGAAAAATAACCTTCACGTTTGTCTGTACGCTCGTAGTCGGCGCATCTGGCAGAGCCAGGTGGTTCTGAGCAATGACTGGCAGCGTTGTCCCATAGGAGACAATGTCGGCAGGTGTCCTTCCATTTGTTTGTCGAAGCTGGGAAAAACGTCAGTACTCCCCACATTGTCGATGTGAATTGGCTTTCGTCTGCCGACATGCCGAATATTTCAAGTTGAACGGCATTCATATTAATCTTCGTCTTTGGCTTGTCTCGGACAGAATCTGCAATCATCGAGGTCACAGCCATAACATGGCGATTCGATATATCGCCCGTATTTGTCAAATTCTGGGAAATAACTCATATGCTTCTGATCATTCCAAGGTTGTTCACTATACAGCCAGGTCGCCCATCAGCGGCAGGGCTGTCGAATTTCACTTCAACGAATGTCTCACGCATGAACTCGTAGACATCAGCAATCCAGCCATTGTGCTGCTCCCCGTCACCCGTGACGTCAGCACTGACAGTTACTCTTTCTCCTATCTTCATGTCGTTATCATTTTATTTCATCAGTTTGTCCACAGGCTGTTTCAGCTGCTGTAGTACCCCATTGAACATTTGGCGCTCCTGCAGCCCGGCGTCCTCAATCATTCGCAGAAGCGCAACGGCTTCTTCCCACGACATCCCCATTAGGTTGACCTCGAGGTCTTTGGTCATTTCCACATACATCATGGCTCACTCGAATTTCAGATCATACTCCGCATCCCTCACATAGCAGTCCACGGGCAGCACCCCGTCAAGCAGATACGACGGTGACTCAGCAAGTTCATCGCCCTCGATATTCCGGGAGAATCCCCTTCCCGAATTGTCCCAAAGGAGCAGCAACAAATCCTTATGGCCGAAGAAATACGTCACATGGCCTTTGTTGATTCTTACTTCATCAAGCTTTATCGAGCAGTTTAACGCATCGACAGCCTTCTCATAATCTTGTACTCTCATATCGTAATCGTTTTAAGTTAATCAAATTAAAAGCCGCCCCGCCATAGCGTATCAATTTCTTATGGCAAAAATAATCTACTTCAATAGTGTCGGCGGGGCGGTGCAACAGGGTTTCCATTCCTACGCAAGTACCCTCATTCCTGATAATCAATCTTTTTATCCTTAATAATCTTCCATTCGTGCCTGATCAGTACTGCCATGTGGTCTGCCTCGCCACCTACCTCGCCGAACATGTCCGCGTTCAGTTTCAGTACCAGCGCGACTACGCGGGCCATCGTGTGCTCCAGCACGTTCTGCGACACGTAGGGCTGATGCTCGATGGCCTGTGCCACTGCATTGGCTATCCACATCGACATCTGGTTCACACGCTGCCAGTCTTCCTTGGTCAGCGTAATGGTGGTCTTACCCACTTCAGCCTGCATCATCAGTGTCCTGAACAGACTGCTTTTCTCTCCATTTATTCCCATAATGTAAAACCGTTATAAACACTAAAAATCTTGATTAGGTCTCTGGTCCTATTCAGGTGAAGGCGCTTTGTGATACTGCTCAGCTGATTCTTTACAGTCTTGATGCTCTTACGAAGAACACTGGCAATCTCATCAACGGTCAGCCCCCTAGAGTAGAGAGCTGCCACGCGGCCTTCCTCATTCGGTACCGGCATTTTGAAACGAGGTTTGCATATCTTGCCTTCATGCTTGCATATCCCACGCATAGGACACTTGACATCCTCAAAGTGAATAACGCCCTGGGCAATGTCAAAGTTCAACGTGTCATGCTCGGCAAAGTTGCAGCGTATAAAGAGATCTACCCGTCGGAAGTCGAAGTAACGCTTGTTGGCCTCCGAGGCAGCGCATTCTTCATTCAGCGCGACCAACGCTTCCGGGAAATAACGGCGCAGGGTGTCAAGAACGAACTCGATAATCTCGCGGTCGCCCTGCGCCAACTTACGCTCCTGGCGATTCACCCGGTAGCGCACCTCTCCCTCCCACATGTAGAACTCTATTGCTTCCATGTCTCACCCTCCACGATAGGCTGCAAGGCCAACAGCTCAGCAGCCGAAAAATTGGTTCTTCCACGAAACTTTCCGTCCACGGTGTAATAGCTCAAATCAAACTTTCGAGCTACATAGTTCTTCAGCCTTACCCGCTCTTTCTGAGTGAGTTTGGCGTAGTAGGACAGGAGGCCCATGCTCGTTAATTCTTCGTGTTTCGCTTGCATAATCAAAATAAAATTAGTAAATTTGCCAGCAAAAGTATAAAGAATAAATGATAATACCAAATAAACATGGTATAAAATACCTTGTTAGTGTGGTATTTAGACTAATTATAAATAATTTAGTTGGTATTATACCCGATGTAGAGGGTGAAAACAAACAGTTTAGGCAATGGCATATAATCCTGAAAAAGTATCAAGACTGGTCAGAAGCAAAGGTCTAAAGGCAAAGGATTTCTTCGCCTTCGTATATCCTGAGCGTTCAGGCAACGCGTCTTTTCACGACATAGAAAGCAACACCAACCCCAAGGCTGACACCATCGAGCGTATTGCTAACCTTCTCCAGTGCCCCATTGACGACCTCTTCGACAGGGAAACCAAATACGCCACCAATCAGGTGACAGGCGACAACAATACGGTCAGCAGCTACAATGTGACTGCCGACCCGGAAGTTCTGGCCGCTACCAACAGGCACCTCCGCGATGTCATCGAGCGCCAGGACAAAACTATTGCCGAACTCAACCATCGCATCGACCAGCTCATTGAGTTGGCGAAACGGTAATCTCATACAGCAGACAAAAACGGGACGTGTTTGTTTCCCTCTTAGTTAAGTTAGATAACTCATTATCTACTTTTCCCAAAAGTGGGACGAAATCGGGCCGTTACGATATAAAAAACAATAGTAAAACGTAGCCCAGAATATCAGTATTTAGGGACTTTGCGGCAGTCAAGGGGCATCCTGCCTCCGCAACTGCGACTGGGTAACGAACTATTTATTAGTAAGTTGCCCAGTCTTTCGTTTCCAAGTGGGACGAAATCGAGAATTTTTGAATACATGTCGGACTACGTTGTTACTGCGGAAACAACGTAAAAAAAATGTGTTCTGATCAGAAGAATCTACATTCACTTAGAAAAATAGTATATCCCTGGACGTACCCGACGCTGCACAAGGCAAAGCGTTGGTATGTGGATTTCTATATCCTCGACCCGGCCACGAACCAGATGCGCAGGAAGAAGTACATGCTTGCTAGATACAAGACTGCCAAGGCTCGCAAGGAGATGGCGAAGCAGAAAATCCTATGGATTGTAGATGAAGTGAAGAACGGCTGGAACCCATTCGTGAAGGCTCGTACCACACGGGAGTTCACAAAGTGGGAAACAGTCTTAGCCCGGTATAAGGAATATCTTCAGGCCGCAGGGCGCAAAGGGCTCCTGAAGGATAAGACCGTCTATGACTATCAGAGCAGGGTGAAGAACTTCGAACAGTTCTTAGAAGAAACGGACACACACCTATTATATATATATGAGTTTGACCGTAGCCTATGCGTCGAGTTTCTGGACTACCTCTATTTCGACAAGGATGTGTCAGCGGTGACGCGCAATGGCTACCGCACTTGGCTCTCGACTTTCTCATCCTGGCTCATCGATAAGGAGTACATATCAAAGGACAGCAACCCTGTGGCTGACATCAAGCAGATGCGCGAGGAGGAAAAGAAACGCGAACCGCTGCCAAAGGCGGCACTGACGGCCATGCGCGAGCATCTATCGTCCCAGAATCCGCATTTCCTACTTGCCTGCTACATCGAATATTACGTAAACATCAGGCCGGACGAAATGCGGTTCCTGAAGATTGGGTATATTGATATCACCAACTGTATTGTGACCTTGCCGGGCAAGTTCGCCAAGAACCGCAAGCGGCAGGAGGTGACGGTGCCAAAGAAAGTGCTGAAGCTGATGATAGACCTCGGTGTCTTCAATTCACCATCTCAGTATTACATCTTCGGGCCTGACCTTCGCCCATCGACAGAGCAGGTGGCTGTCAACCGCTTCCGGCAGGAGTGGGCGAAGATGCGCAATGCCCTCAGCTGGCCTGACACCTACCAGTTCTATTCGCTGAAGGACACTGGCATTAGTGAGAATATAGACAAGTATGGCTTGTTGACAGCCCGTGATCAGGCCCGGCATGCTGATGCAGCCACAACGAACCGCTATGCGAAGGTGAAACATACGGCCCATGTGGAGCTGCAAGACTGGGATGGCGACTTATAGACTGAACTCATAGAAATAGCCTGTCATGATTTTTGACATGCCTTGGGAGTCAACAGAAGCTTCTATTTTTTCACAGATGTACAGTTTGTTGCGTATATTGAAGATTGAAGTAGGTTCGGGGATGTGGTCGCTGAGAAATTTGAAAACGTTCTTGACCTTTGTGTTGATGGTGAATGGCAATCTGTGCAGCTGGCCGAGATAGTAGTCAGCCGAGGACGCGTTCAGTGAAAGTGACCAGTGGCTGTGGTCTTCTCCTCCACGATACTGATAATCGGTGAATGGCATTCTGAAAGGTGCTGCCCTGTAGTTCCCCTCCTGTGTCTCCGAAGTCTGTGCGAAGTCGTCCATGAAGAAAACTTGCATTATGTTGTCTTGCTGCTGTGAGCTTTTTGTACCCCTGCTTTCAATGATGCTGAGAGCTGTTTCTTCAGTTTCCTCATCTGTGTCCTGATTTGTATCTGGGCCTTCTACGCTCGGCACCCAGCATGACATTGGATAGTTTTCTGTGCTGAATATGCCTCCTACATGCCAGGTAAGTGCCTCCTGTGAGTATCTTATGGCCACGGGGCATATATTCAGCGTGAGCACATCGTCGGAGTCTCTGTTTCTCACTAAGTCAGAGAAGTGGCCTACCTTGATCAGTCCCCGTGTTCCTGCGGCATAATATCCATTGTTGGTCTTGTAGAGGTATTTCTTTCTGTCTTCTGCCGGCAACTCGGCGAACCTGTTGTGGGCCTCCTGTTCTGTTCCGCATTCGATTACAGTCAATGAGCTTAGTGTCTCCTTGTCTATGTAGTCGTAATCGTGTGCCTGAGATGAGGATAGGCAGAATGCCACGTTCTGTGATGTGATGGGGACTTTGAATTCATTTTCTCCGAAGTCGGCCTGGTATTCGTCTATCGGTGTGATCTCTACGACATCTGCGTTGTCGTAGAATGATGCGATATTGATGAAGCTGATTTCTTTCTTGTTCTGTTCAACGAGCATGACGCAGTTGAAAAAATTGCATATTTCCTTGAAGAAAGACTCGAAGCTCCAGTGAGGGAAACTGTAGCCCCATATTTTTGTATTAACCACGTAAAGCTTATTCCATGGCTCTGTATCGAAATCGCATCTTTTCAGGCTGAATCCTGCTGCGGATATTGCCGATTTGACACAGCCGACCAAGTTTGGCTGAGATGCATGGAAAAAATCAAAAAGTCCAGATATCCACCATCTCCCATCTTCTTCCAAGTAAGACTCTTTGTTGATGACAGTCTCTGTCGTTTCGTTAAAAATGGGGATCGTCACATATTCCTGAACATATATTGCATTTTCAATATATAAATCTCTCATATTCTGGTTTGCCTCAGATCTTTCTCCGAGCAGCTGCACCTTCACCTCATCCTTGTTCACTTGTATGATACGTGCTGTTCCTGTCAGTAAGTCCTTATTATCTACTGCCAGCCTGCACGATGCTGTTATCTGAGTTTTCGAACAATCCATCCTGTTCATGTTCTTGAAGAACTGTCTGTTCTCAAGTATTGTCATGGGAAGTGTGACATCGAGTGTGTATGTTCCAGAATTCGTGAGCACTGGGTTCTCCTTCACTATCTTGATGCTTTTTAATGCGTCTGTATAGACCTGTACATTGTCGAGGTATAACACTGTTGTAGCCATATTATTTGTTTTTCAGCAGGTTCTCGTATCTTTTCATTTGTCGGTAGATGCCGTTTTCCCCATCGATTGGAATGTCAACGCCAATGCCCTGTTCGAGCTGTGTGGCCAGCCGGTCCTGAGTCTCGCGTACTGTTGCCAGTGTGTCAATCAGTTCTTCGTTGTCGGGAGCCTGCACGTTCACGATGGGGGTCACGACCTGTGCTGCAGGTCCGCCCATCACGTTGGTCACGTCTTCAGCCCTTAAAGTTCCGACGCGGTTGTTGCGCTGCGCCTGATCGAGAAGGTTGAATATTGGTAGAAGCTGCTGGTTGTTTACGGCCGCATGATTGGCCACGAACTCTCCTTCATGCACAACACCAGCTTCTTTCCGGTAGCGGTGGCCGCCTGTGAAGCCGCCTTCATAGTAGCCTATAGCCTCTGCTTGGTGCTGTTTCTTGATGGTGGCTATCTGTAGTGCTCCGGCTGCGAGGGCAATTCCTGCACTGATGGGGGCGAGCACCAGATTGGCCGGGTACGGTGCGCCGCTCAATGTAGATGTGTATGCACTGATGGCTCCCATGGCAGTCTGTGCCACGGCTTGGGCAATCTCCATAGCCATTGCTTTTTTGTTGGCCTCAGTTTTTGCTTTTCTAATCTTTTCGTCTCTTTCTTTCTCTAACTTCTCCTTTTTCTTTGTGTTGTTGCCGGCTGCTTTTATCTGCTTGTCGTAGTTAGCATTGATCTTTGCCACCTCAAGGTCGCTGCATGCCTGTGCGTATGACGATGCAGCGGACATGAAGGAACTGATGGAGCTATATGCGGCCTGCGCTCCTGTCACGATGGTCTGCATGGTCTCATTGTCCAGTTGCCGCTTTGCCTCCTGATACTCTCGGTTGTTCTCATAGTCCTCGCCATAGAGTAACTTCAGCTGCTCGTTGACGAGTTTCTGGTTCTCCACTGCCTGAAATATGCCCGCTATACCCGTGACCGCATTGTCACCTGTTGACACTTCCTTCACGCCAGCATTTTTCTTTGCTGTATCCAGGCTTTCTGCTGCCTTACCTGAGATGTCGCTGTTTGCGGTCGTTTCAGCCTTCAGCTGTGCATATTTTTTCCTGATATGCTCGATGATGGCATCATATTCCTCTTGTGTGATTTTTCCCTGTTCGATAAGAGCTTGGAAGAAAATCTTGGCACCTGCTATCTCCATCTTCTCGAGGGCCTCGTAATTCAGTTTGCCAGTATCTTTCCTTACCTGCTGCAGAAGCTGTAAGTACTCTTTTTCACGTTCCAGTTTGTATTTTCGGTCGCGTTCAGAGATTTCATTCTCAAGATTGATTCTTTCCAGTGTTCCTTTACGGTAGAGGATGCGCTGTTCATCAAGGAAGCGCATATCTTCTCGGAAGATCATATCGTTTTTCTGCTGCTCCGTCATGTTCTCGCGCCATGCCAGTTGCTCGATGGAGGATAGTCGCTCCTCATGGCTCTGTTTCATTTGGGCAAGCGACAGTTTTTGGGACTCCTCCGAACCATTGAGGAGGAGTTCGTTGCGCTGCCGACTGAGTTTCTGGTACTCCAGGCTTTCTGTGCTATATATCAGCATACGGCGCTCGATGCCCTCCAGCTGGATGCGCTCCTGCTCATCCACGTAGTCACAGTACAGGATACGGCCCATAGCATAGCGGTGGGTCAGTTCTGCCAGCTGTCTTTCTGTCTCGGCCTTGGCAGCATCGTTGGCCTTTCGTTCACGCTCCTGGCGGTCCTTGTCTTCTGCCGACTCTTGTTTAGCCCCGGCCTTAGCGTTGGTGAATATTTCCAGTTTATCCTCTGCCTCCTTTACCTTCTTCGCAGCATCCTCAATAGCAGCTGAAGTGGCATTGGCATCTTCGCGCAGTCCTTTCAGTTTTTCCCTGCGTTCCTTCAGCTGCTGTTCCCAGAACTTCTTGGTGTCATTATTCTGAGTATTGTCCTGCTGCTGATAAGAAGGGTCTGTGGGGGGGAGATAGATTGTGAACGTAGGCTTCTGGTCATCTACACCCAACAGTTCGGGGTAGGCATCATAGATGGCCTTTCGTTTCTTTCCGGCATCCTCCAGTACTTTATTATTTTCTTCCAGCTGGCTGCGCAGCTCGTCAGTCCTGGTCTTGCCATACACACCGCCTGTATTCATAGACAGCTCGGCATCCTCTGCCAGAGCATCAGGCAGTTGCCTCTGAGCGTCTGCGATAGCCACACTGGCTTCTGCAACCTCTTTTCCGATTTCAGCCAGCATCTCTTTAGCACCTTCTATCTCATACTTTCGTGCCAATGACCTAAGATAGTCATCGAGAGCTTTCTTGTTTTCACGGTATTTGCCCGTTGTCTCATCGAGCAGGCCATTATATCCCGGTATGATTCTGTTCAGCTCCTCGATGGCTTTCTTGCGGTTTTCCAGACTGGAGAACTCGCTTCTTGCCGTCTGTATCAGGATGTCGAGCTTTGCCTGTTCCTCGCCCATGCGCGAGGCTGCGTCTTTTCTGATCCTGTTCAGGGCAGCAGTCTCAACCGAGACTAGCTTGTTTTTCGATGCGAGATCTGCCATCAGTGCTACCACGGTAGCGATTGCAGTGGCAACCAAGGCGTAAGGATGGCGGCTTAGCAAGGCGAACAGTTGCTTTGTTCCCTTGATAAGCACATTATTGACGAATGCCGTATATCTCATGACAATCAGCCGTTTGTTCTCGGCGATGGTCAGTGTTATGACAGCGGCTGTAAGTGTCGTCAGCGTTTTTGTGTAGCTGCCTGCAAAATTGATGATTGTATTCAGTACCTTGACAATCATACCTGTAGTGCTGATGGTGGCACTTGCCACTGGCAGCAATTTCTCACCCAGTTCTATTCTCAGGTCGTTGAAGGCCTTTCGTGTTTTCTCGAGCTGAGCCTGATACGTTTTATTCTGCACGTTGAACTCGTCGATGACACTTGTGCCTTTCTCGTAGGCTGCTGTTGCCAGTTCCTGATGTCGCCGCACGTCATCAATCTTGCTCGACAGCGTGGAGAGCACACCGATGGCACGTGTACCGTCAAGCCCCATCTGTTCAAAGAGCGGTGCCAGTTCAGTGAACCCGCCTTTCTTGTTCATTGTTTCAAAGAACTGCATGAGTGCCTGGTTCATGTCGGTCTTTACCAACTGTGCGAATTCTTCGACATTCTTTCCTGCTATGCGGGCAAAGATCTCGGAGTCGGTGGTCATCTTGGTGATGATCTGTGAGAGTGCAGTGGCAGCCATCTCGTCCTTCTGCATGTTCTCGTCCATGGCGGCGCCAAGCCCTAGTATCTGTGCTTGTGTCATGCCCGCCTGTATGCCGATGCCGGAGAGTCGTGCAGCGAAGTCAACGAGGTAGCCAGCCCCTGCCGCCGAGTTCTGTGCCAGCTCGTTGACAGCGGAGCCTGTGGCGAGCATGGCCTGCCGGAGTCCCTTTTTGTCATCCTCTCCGAAGGCCATCGCCAGTTTGCCGATGGCATCCACGGCACCCTTTCCAAGGTCATCACCCAAGGCTACGTTGATTTTGTCGGCTGCATCGACGAATTCCAGTACTTTTTCTGTCGATGTGATTCCCAGCCGTCCGGCAGAGCCAGCCAGCTGATTCAGCTCTTCACGCGGTGTTCGGGTGTCAATCTGTTTGAACGTTTCGTTCATCCGTTCCACCTCACCGATGGTCTGGCCGGTATATTTGCGCACATTGTTCATTTCCTGGTCCATCTCGGCAAAGGCTTCCACACTGCCTTTTACTATGTCACGTAGTCCGGAATATGCGGCCAGTGTCTGGGTGATGGCACCCCAGTTTTTGTTCAGGAAGTTCATGCTACGGGCGAAAAAATTTTCTTTTTTTTCGTCCGGCTTCTGCATATCCTGAACTTTTTTCAGTTCTGCATTCAGCAGTTTCAGTTTTTCTGTCAGCTGCTCAACGCTATTCCCAGTGCGCTCTGTATCTTGGATCTGCTCTTTGAGTGCTTTGATGGAAAATTCCAAATCGCGAATACTGGCCGTACTCAGGTTCTTCAGCGTTCTGTCGATAAGTTCCATTTCGTCAGCCACCACCTTCTCATCTTTGTGTATGGCCTTCATTGTCTGGTTGTACTGAGCTGCCGTAGTTACCACCTTACGCTCATGAGCATCAATCTCAGACAATTTCTCCCTAATCTTATCAAGACTTGTGGCAGCACCATTGTACTCCAAAGTTCCTTGACCTGCACTTTCCTTGATACTCTTGGCAGTCTGCTCAGCAAGTTTCAACTGTTTCAGCGATGCCGTGTCGATATTTTCCACCGTCTGTCTCACAAACTCCGCTTCAGCGCGTGTCTGTGCAAACGTCTTGGTGGCACCTTCAGCCTCCAGTTGAAGTTTCTCAAAAGCCTTTGTAGCCTTGATATTCTCCAGCTCTTGCGTCACCTGGTCGAGCATACCATTCAGCTGCTCATAGAAATGGCTGTCGTGTGGCACCTCTTTTGAAAGGCGAAGGAGACTTCTTTGGGCTTCCTCTATGCGGTCAACGGAAGCGGATTGAAGATCATTCAACGTGCCGATGGTACGTGCCACTTCACTATCGTATTTCTTCAGTTCCTTCTCTGCCTCGCTCAGTTCCTTCCGGATGGCAGCGATAAAACTTCTGCCCATCTTTTTCTCCTTTGCTTCAGCCAGGTCGCTTTTCCACGACTCCACTTTTCTACGCAATTCATCCAGATTGCGCTTTGCCTGCTCACTGTTGAGCTCAATGACGGTTGTATATTTCTCTGTTGTAGCCATAAAAAACGGGTGCTAACTTTTCTGCAAAGTTAACACCCGTTCCCATATAGTAAAAATACGCTATAATCAGTCGTGATTGCTCAAGCGGTTCTGGTACCGCTCGTATTCAGAGGACTTTTCACCTATCTCTCTGTAGATGTCGTAGATAGATTTTTCCTCTTTCTTGGAGGAATCGCTGCCTTTCAGGGCGAAATAGATGAAAACACCTACCACCACTACAGCTGCCATTATCGGTTCAATCGTTATCATTATATCTTGTTATTTGTTGTTTTCTTAGAAAAGTCCCCCGATGCTCCCGCACAGGGGGATTTGAGTGATCTTAAATGTATTGTGGAACCGGCCTATCTATCAGAAGGCCAGCAGCAATATCCTTTCTATAATTATCTACGGCCGCCCTAATTTTGTCAATAGTAGCCTTTGTCGGTGATTTCAGGCCGCAGGCATACTGCCTGAGCAGTGAGGCGTTCATGCCGGCATATTCGGCAAAAGCAGATACATTGATAAGGTAATAGCTGAAGAACGCTCCGATGTCGAAGATGAATTCAAATTCAAGTTCTGGAGTCTCCTTGTCTTCAGTTTGGCAGAATTGTTTTTCCTCCTCATAGCATTCGTAAAAGTTGCTGATGGCCTTACGGGCAGTCTTCCCGTCGCCATGAAGGCCGGTGAGACCATCGTGCGCTCCCACCATAAAGCAAGCGAACATATCCTTGCCAGTCTCTACGATTACTTGTATTTTCTTTGCCATACTCATATTCCATTAAAAAGTGATCGTCAAAGTATCTCGAATTTTACGGAAGAGGAACACGGGCCTAAAGCCCGAGTTCCTGATAGATAGTCTTCAAAGTGCCTATTGGCACTTCTTCCGTTCCATGCCTTCCAACCCAAGTGGATTTGCCGTTTCCGGGATTCATCCACTTATCGTGACCGGCACCATGATGAAGTAGGAAGCATCCTGCTTTCCTTAACTTCCTGTACAACTCGTTGTACTTCATGTCTCAATACATTTTAGATCACTTTGTCATTTCTGACGATGCAAAGGTAACAAAAAAGTTATTAACCGCCACATCTTTCAGTAACTTTTTTGCAACCGTCTTAAACATTTAACACTTATGAGCATAAAAAGAGGCTGAGAAGTCTACCTTTCAGCCTTGATATATTTATTATATGTTACTCGCGAGTGAGGATTAAAGTTTACGATTTTGAGTCGATATCCCTTCGTGCCCCACTTCCACCAAAGGAAGTGGTGGCGGTACTCGCGGTACACCACGGTACTCAGTGAGTCGCGGATATTGTAGTAGAAGGTGGTGTCCTTGAGCTGCAGAGAGAGGTCGGCCCACTGGTCGCTGTAGTAGAAGCAACTGTCGCGTGGCTGGTACTGCGCTGGAACCGTGTCGCTGGTCTCGAGTGTAGTGGTCTGCATGGCCTCCAGCTGCTGGATTTTCAGTTGCAGTTCCTTGATGAGCTGTCGGTCGGCGGCCAAGGCCTCCTTCATTTTCTTCGGCACCACCTCCACAACGGTCTGTGTCACCACCTCGATAGAGTCGTGGATGGTGTCACGCTGCAGTGGAATCTGAGCGTGTGCCAGTTCCACACCCATACGGGCAACATCATCTTCGAGTTTTACGACTTGGCTGCGGTAGTGAAAAGCGAAAAACATTGAGATAACGGCAAACGGAACTGTATAGATAATGATAAGATCTTTTTTCATAACGATTCAATAAATTTGATGATACCTTCAACGATGGTTCTTGTGATGGCCTGCCTGCCCTCGTCGCTGAGCAGGAAGGCCACGTCGTGTTTGTTGTCCTGGAACATCGCTTCAATCAGCACAGTAGGGCAAGATGTCTTGCGTAAGACAAAATATCCAGCCTCCCAGTCTCGGTCTCCGTCGCTGCGATCCATTCGGATGGGCTGCTGCTTCTCGCCATAACGTCCTTTTCTCTTCAGTTCGGCAAACGTGGCCTTATATCCGGCCAGGTTCTGTTCGGCAGCATCGTAGATGCACTCTGCCAGCTGGTCACTTCTGGTCGTACCTTTTGACGTCCATACAGAAAAGCCTCCAGCAGTGTGCCATTTCCCGTCGGCCCCGGCAGCATCGTTGTGCAGTGACACGTAGATGACGTTTTTCATGCCGTATCTCTGGCACAAGCTGTTCACGAAGTTTACCCGCCATGCCAGTTCACGTTCTTGTTCTTTGTGCCAGTCTGTGCTGCGCCACTCCTTTCGTGGCTCCATCGGCAGATAGTCTATGAAAGAGCGTATGCCATAGCTCTTCAAGATGGCATCTACCTCCAAAAGGACTTCGCGTGAATAGCGAGGTTCACGGAATCGGCCATCTGGAGAACCTTTGCCTGGTGTAAATTCCTCATGGGCAGTCCCCAATGCCACGGTAATTTCATCTTTCTCCATCGACATTTCTCCCTTTGATATTCATGTAGTCGGCCAGGAACGGAATGCGCTCGATGAACTTGAACCGCATTACGTAGTAGATGAACGACACCACGCTCCACGGTGCTGTCCCCTCTCGGAAGATCTGCTTCAGGTTCTTCAGCACGTTGGTGGAGTAGAAGTAGATGATGGTGTAGGTAATGAAGCTCACACACTGCAGCGCGCCCACCAGTTCACCTTTTAGTCGCCCGATGGCATAGATGGCCGTGCAGAGGATGAAGAACACAGTGGCCTCGCCGATGCAGCGGAAGGCTTTTTTCAGCGAAAAGTCCTCGCCCTTGGCAATCATGCCCGAGAGATAGCCGAAGACAAAGTTGAGGAAAAAGATGAGGAACAGGCTCCACAGCTCTCCCTCGATGGGCTTCAGATAAGCCAGCACAGCCATGAATATGCCGACAATCACGTTTTTAACTTGCTCAATCATAACTTTAATATTTTAGACAGTGCAAAAGTAAACAGAAACGTGCAGGCATAAAAATACACTGCCATGCCGCTGATGGGCGACGTGGCAGTGCAAAAATAGAATAGGACGAGGTCAGCCCAGCACCCACCTCTTGGCGGTGGCTACGGCATACTGGCACCAGGTGTTGTATTCCTCATACTCCTGGGCATTCTCGGCATAGTCGCCATTGATGGCATGGCGCTGGATGGCCAATTCCTGACTCTCAGAGTAGCGGCTGCGGATGATGGCGTTGGCCACATCGCCGTAGTCGCTCTGGTTGTCGCATTTCATCACTGTGCCGCCATCGGTCTCAGTACCGGTGTAGGCATAGGCAGTAGGCCAAGGCTCCGGCACGTCTTCACCTTCTGTCTGCTGCGCTGGCTGGTAATTGTTCAACACTTCCTCATTGAGGTAACCGATAATGTGCTCTTCGTCGTATCTCTGATACGTGCGAGGCTGTTGATAAACATGTCTGTTCATATTCAAGTAAACTTGGTATATTCCTTACCATCCTTGCCTCTGAACTGCTGAATGACTGTGGGAACGGGTAGATCTTCGCGAGTAAAATCACTCATGGCCTGGTCAATCATGATTTTTGATCCCGTGAAGGTGTAGAACTCTGCATCCTGCGATGTTGGCTGTCCTTTCTCATCCCGTGTTTTCTCGAACTGGTAGGTTTCTTGTTCCTCACCATTGAAGTCCGTTGTCACAAATGTCTGGATGATTTTCTTGAATCTGATGGCCAGCACCTTTCCAGGCACTTGCTTAGGAATGTCTTGTATCTGTCCTGCAGAGTCAGACATGCTCACAGAAACGATCTGTTTCTCGATTTTCGAGTCCTGAATGACGTAGTCTTCAAGAAATAACTTGGTAGGAGCTGGTTTACCCCCCCCCGTTAACATTTCTTTGCATTTGGTTACTACCGATGAGAACGGCACTTTCTGCTCAGGGTTCATGCCCTGAAACGGCGGTCTTACCCGACGTTTCTTGATAATCTTACCTAATGATTTTTCCATACCTAATGACTTTATAAGGTTGATGCAATCAGCATGTTTGATGAATCCGAACCGAGAAGAAAGCTTTATTCTTATCTGTTCTTCATCAAACCCCTTCTTTTGCAACCGTCTCACGTGCCTAGCCAGTTCCTGTTTGTTACGTTTGCTCACTGCCACATGGTCATGGTAGAACACATAGCCACCGAGACGTATGCCCATCCAAATAGGACGTACGTTATAATCGGTGTTGACTGTCACATGCCAGTCACGAGACAAATGCATAATAGCAAGTTCCAGGATAATGTGAAGTGCCGTCTTGTCGGCGTGTCTGAAAAGGATATTGTCAACAAAGCGGAAATAAAACGGGACACCTTCTTCAACGTAGCACTCAAACTTCCGTGACAAGTAGCCTGGTCCAAGACAAAGTTCTCGGTAATCAGCCTCGGTCTTCGCTGTACAGATGCGGTCAGTCACATAGCGTTGTGTCCAGTATGACATTTTCTCAGGGTCATTGCCAATATCGAAGAAACGCATAGCCAGCCTGTCAAACCTTGCGAGATAAATCTGGCCGAACAACTGTGCCACCTTGATGCCGAGTGGAGCCCCCTGAATGTAACTGTCAACCACTTTGAACATGAATGTAAGCAGTTTGCTAGGCTTTATCAGCCTCTCTAACGCATCCTTTAAGATGGCATGATCCATCATCGGAAAGTAGTGGTGAGCATCAATAGCGACATAAAACGACATATCTTTCTGCGTCCAACCGTACAGTTCATTACGTAGGAAGCGGAACAAGCCATGAGTGCCCATATTGGGCTTCACGGCTGGTGCCCGCCAAGTAGAGTAGTCGTATATGGCTTTCTCGTATGGCAGTATGGTAGCGCTCTCCAATACGTGGTCTTCGATGGGAGCTTTGGCAAGCGTCCGCTTTTTCCTGTCAAAGATGACCTTTTGGACATAGCCTTTAGGTTCCCAGGATTCATCGGCAATCTGCCTCACAATCTCCTCGAGGTTGTGTTGCAAGTCCGCATCGAAGGCCTTCACGTAGTCGCGCTGATGTTTCTGGTCGGAGTAATTGTCGTATGCCTTGATGGCATTTCCCATCGACTCATTCTCCCTGTTGTCGCGTATTCTACGCATAAAGGCGTGGATCTTGTGGTTCTAAAAAGGGGTCTTGAAAGGGGTCTAAGAGTGGGTCTAAAAGTGGGTCTGGTGGGAGTCTGCGAAACCTCCCGACAGGTATGCCGCTCACCATACATGGTTACGAGGCTCGCTGCCATCTCAGCTATGTTCGACCTATGGGTCAGGCTCACTCCCTTATCTTTTATAGGTATCGTTTAGGAACGCGCCCCGGTTCGCATTGGCATCCGAGACCGCATTGTTGCCATTGAGGTACACCGAGCCCGCATTGTCACCATTGTTGGCATTGCCCAGCAATACGGCACCACGCAAACCGCGCTTGGGAGTTCTACCTACTTTTACTTAGAAAAGCAGGTGCAAAGTTACACTTTTTATGTCAATTCAGCAAGTCAAAGAGCGAATTTGATTATTTATTTAATAATTATTGTCTGAAATTTCAAATATCGTCGACCGCTTCGCGGTATCGACCGCCCTATCGGGCGGGGGCGCTATCGCGCCGGTGTTCTTTGCGCTCCGCGCTTGCTGCGCCCCCTTTGCCTACTCAGTTTTCCACGTACCACACTGGTTTCGTCGTGAACGCCTCTGCGTATTCGCAGAGGAACGCGCCCCGGTACGCAGCGGCACCCGAGACCGCATGGCCGCCACGGAGGCACACCGAGCCCGCACCGCCACCATCGCCGGCATCGCCCAGCAACACGGCACCACGCAAACCGCTTGTGGCGGCTGGATTGTAATAGCCGTCGCCGTAGAATGTGCTGGAGCTGCCGCCCAGCTCTTCCTTCGGGAAGAATGCCAGATTCTTCAGCGTGTACTCCTTCGCGTACTGCCATCCGGCAGCTGAAGCGACCGGCCCTTTGCCAATCTGTGTCAGACCTGCGACGCTTGAAAGGTTCATCTGTGAGCCGTCAATGTTGTCGCTTACATAGAGCGTTTGCGATTTGTCCGGATTGCACTGAAGCAACATGTTCTCGCTCATTGCTGTGAGATACTTGTAATCATTCTTCAGTCCGTAGAATGACGGAATGTTGCCGATGGTCTTTTGATTGCCGTTGTCGTTGATGGTGGTACTGAGCAGTCCTGTGAAGTCGCCCTGGTCAATGCCAATGTTCAATTTTGCGTAGGGGTAATACTTCCATGCGTGTTCCCAATCTGTTGGCATGTCGATGCCTTCTCCTGTGCCTCCCTGGCGCAGTCCGTTGGCATCCAGCTTGGCATTGAAAGCAGCCTGAATGTTACGGTTGCCGAATATGATGCGCTTCAGGGCAGCCGTGATATACTGCATGACGCGCTCATTGGCAAACCACAGTGTGCCGTTCTTACGAGCAGCTGTACGGAATGCTGCGATTTCCATGTTCGTGGCTGGCATGCAAAGCTGTGAGTTGAATAAGCCATCGAGTGTTGCATCATTGTTGCCTCCACGGAACTGTGCCGTGCTGTTGACCACGCTCATCAGCTTGGCGTTTGTGCGGTCCATAGCGGCATAGCCAGCACAGGAACGGCTACCCACGGGGATGTAGTAGTTCCAGAAGCCAGGACGCGGTCCACCGAGAGATACTGTCTCATAGAGGTAGTTGTCATCCTCGTACACCTGATAGTAGAAAGGCACGTTCCAGCCCCACTGATAGTGTCCGGCACCTCCCGTAAGGTCGGCAGCGCCACCGTTTTCGAGCAGATTATGGTTTGTTGGCGACAGTTTTGTGCGCTGGTGGGCATCGGTTACGAGGTAACCACCCAGTCCAAGCTGCTTTGCCAGCGTCTGGCCAAGGTCGAAGTCACCGACGGGCGAGCCGACGGGCGATGCATTTCCCTTAGCCCACTTGCGACCAAACCAAGGCAGGCTGCCGCTTACCTGTGACACGGCAATAAGGCCCGTCTTACCGGCCTTCGTGTCATAGCCCAGAATATAGGTGTTAGCACCTACGTTCAGGCCTTCGATTTCTTTCATCTTAATCTTGTCCATAAAAGTATTTGAATTAGAAAATAGCTGTCGATTCGATACATACCCAGAAGTAGTGGTACTCGTTGTTCTCCGGGTGAAGAATATCTTGTGAAGAACACAGCCGCATTGAGTGATAGGCGTGTTTCCTTCCGTTGCTGACAGTGAATCCGGGATGGGAATAGTGTGCACCCACGTTCACAATCAGGTCATCTCCTTCTGCATACACCCCGTGGAAGTCAGGGTTTGCGTCAGCGTTTACTGCCTGTGCAAAGCACAGCCTTTCCGGATATTCGTTGACGGTTGTCGTTACATTCACTTCTTCAGGTGTTGACGCACAGCTTACGTATGTGTCTCCTCCCCTGTGATTATAGACTTCCACCGTTTTTCCAGGGTATAGTGAAGGTGCCGGGAGGTAAATACTGTCGTCCTGATGATAGAACACGTATATTTTCTGTGCCGTTCCCGTACATTTTACGATTCCTGTTTCCCAGTCTTCATAGACAGGTACTGCCGTAATGCGTCTCAAGAAGGCCAGCTTTTCCGTTTCCTCTAAAAGGCTGATCAGTGTTCCGTCCGTAAGGCTGTCGAGCATGTTCTGGTCACTTTCCTCCTGTATGAGTCTCCCCTCTTGTGCCATATATGCGTAGAATTCCCTCAGTTTTTCCTGACTCATCACTGCAACCCATTTACAATCTTTATCCCAATTCGAACTTATATACAAGCTATCGGCTTTCACTGTCCCTTCGACGTGAGCCGCCTGCATGTAGGCTTCCCCCGTTTTGAAGTCAAATGCCAGGTTCGGCAGGAAGTTCATTCCTGTGCTATCGCCGGGGTGCTCCGTGTCGAAGCGTGTATAGTCTTCCGACCATGCCCCTGCCTGTTTTCCGTGCTGTGAGATCATCCAGTCGCCGTTGACAATGACCGATCCGAGCTTTGCGAATGCGGCGAAGAGGACTTTTGTAAACACGAACTCGAAGCCATAGGCCACGATCCATGCGCTATTCTGGTCTGGACTCTGGCCTCCTGCTACAATTACTCCCACATCCTTCGGGTAGTAGTAGATATCTGCATACTCCACCACGGGGATATTCCTCTCCGTGCGTTCATAGCTTCTTTCCACACTCCATTTCCCAGCAGGGAACCACCACGGACCTGTTTCTCCTTGCGCACCGTGTTTCACCACGGGTATGGGCGGCAGTTCAAGGACAACTTCAGCCGCAGATACCGATGCACCTCTTACGAGCCTAAAGGACAGGGTTCTTTCCGTTGACCTTACGATTGAAGCGGAAAGGGTTAGCGTGTTGTCTCTGTAGGCCGAGCTCGAGGGCGTTGTCCAGTTGCCGCTATCTCGGCAGTACTGGATCCAGTGTCCACACCCGTCTGTCAGGGTTCTGTTTCCCAACGGCAGCGGTGTGCGCGTCATACCCTCTATTCTGTATGCATCGACGGTGACGGCTTCTGTCAGAACATTTCCTTTGCTGTCTGCAGACAGTACGCTTACGCTCGTTATGAGCCCGTAGATAACAGGATTATCCCCTTTTTCCCCCTCTTTTTTCGCGACTATCATGAATGACCTCGTAGTGTGCAGCTCTTTGCCATTGTCGGTGACTGTGAACGCCACTTTCACCTCTCCTTCGAAACTGCTTGCCGGAGTCGAAGCTTCAATTCCCACATGGAATGCGTGTACGGAATCGTCGTAAGCTACATCGGCTCCTGACGGGCTGCTGATGATGACGGGCGTGTAATGTGCTATGGCTCTTCCGTCCGCCATGACAGTAGCATTGACGAAAGTGCCAATCTCGCTTTTGCTCAGACCATCCTCTCCAGTCTCCACCCAGAGCACTGGAGGAGAGAATACCGCCACGGCAGGAGTTAGTCCGTCTTCTGGAGCAGGCAGCAGGTTCTTGATCTTCGATAGTTGCATGTCTTACGGTCTGCTTGCTTGGATCCTTGTGGCGATACCGCCATACTGAGTCAGTTTCTCGTATGTGATGCCCGTCTCGTTAATCTCTGTAATGGTGTCGCCGGTCTTCTGTGATACCAAAGTGTAGGTGAACGTCCACCCCTCAGAGGCCGTCACGTCTTCATCTTCTTCTCCAACGCCGTTGTGACGTTTATACACCTTCGGCGTGAAGGACACCGTCTCACCCCGCTTCACCGTGTCACCGGCTATTGAGCAGCCGTCCACGATATAGTAGGGGTCATGCTCGTCGGTGGGATTCACCGTGGCATAGTACGACTTGCCGAGATAGACGGCCTTTGCGCGGAACAGTTCTGAACCGTCCACTGCAGCCTCGTAGAGCGTGAGGCTGTTGCCGTTGATGACCGTCACGCCTGCCTGGTTGGCTACAGCCTCCCAGCCGTTGGTACCGAAATGCTCGAAGGTAATCACGGCATCATTAATGGATGCACCTGTTGACATCATCTGCAGCATGGCCGTATAGGTCAGTGACTCTTGATCGTCAGAAATCACCTCGTCGCCAGTGCCATCAGCACCGGTCACCGACACCAGCAGCTGGTAGGCATTGCCCACGACCTGCTGCACAGGAATCATCTGTTCACATACGAAAGGCTTGCCGGTGTATGTTCCCTGGTAGTAGATATAAATATCGGTGGCGATATTGTTCTGCGGTGTCACCAGATTGGCTTTTATCTTCAGTCCGGGGAACTTTTTGCCGTTCATAGTCACTTCAGTTAGCTCGAAACGGTCGGCAAAGGCTGCCTTCACCGTACCATCAGCATCGAGGATGCCGTTGTTGTCGGCGATGTTGTTGAAGTACCATTGTCCACCGGCAGCAGGTACGACCACGGCACCGGCCTTCCCGGAGTACGGCTGCGGAAAGAGTGTTGCCGGATAACTGGAGAAGTCGGTGTTCGACACGACTCTTGTCTGGGCATCGTAATATTGCTGCAGGCCGTGTCCTGTAGCTATCTGCACACCCATTCTCGGTGTGATTGTGTCGCCGTCCTCATAGGCGTACAGGGTCTTGATTTTCGATACGTTATTATTCATTTCTTCAGTGTTTTAATAAAATCCAACGCTTCTTTTTCATTCACGGGGACTGCACGAGCGAGGAAGTCTGCCGTGGCACAGGCGAAGTCGCCCGAATGCACCAGGTACCCGTCCTTTGCCGTCCCCTGCCTGAATTCAGCCACGCCGAGGCGCAGCGCATCATCGTGACTTACTACATAATACTGTATTGCTTTCATACCTCTCTTGATTTTGTAGGAATCTGAATGAATATCACGGTGCCATTGTCCATCGTCACCGGCTTGCCGCTGTCATCGCAGAGCGCACGGTAGGCACTCAGCTCACGGCAGAGGATGCCTGCCTGCGGCTGTCCGCTCTGGAGACCTCCCTTGTTGATGACGGCTTCCTCGCCATAGCCCACGCTCTCGAACTCGCCATTGCCAGATGCAAAGAAGAGTTCCATGTCAAAGAATCTGCATGGGTTGCTTATAATGCCCTTGGCATTGGCCACCCATGCGTTGAGCACAACTGTTGTCGTGTCATGGAAGATGTACTTGCCACGCAGGAACTCGATGTCATAGTCAAACTGGCCATACCACCGTTTCAGGCGTGTTACGAAATACTTAGCCGTGTTTGCATTGCCGTAGGCGACGGCCTTCACCCTCAGCGTAACGTCCTGTATATAGTCCTGGTCAACGATGATTTCCTTTGTCTGCTCACCGCTTACCAGCCACGGCTGCTCGCTGAAGTCCTCGCTGAAAGCCCGTGTTTCTGTGTTCCACCACTGCCACTGATACGAGGCCCTTTCATCAGGAATGTCATCAGGGCCGTTCCTCAATTGCACAGGAATGCCGAACTGCCCCCAGTGACGCATCGGCACGAGTCGCACTTTGCCGCGCCATTTGCCGGCATCGAGCGTGATGTTCAGGTCGGTCTGTGTCTCAGTCACACAGTCCTTCTCCCAGTCGAACTTGAAAACCTCGTTGCGTCGAGGATCGATGTATTCACCGTGGAAAGCAATCTTCACCACCTCCTGCGGCTGTGTGTTGCGGTAGAGTGTCAGCCTCTTCGTCACGGCATCGACGGTGTAATTGTGTTCACTCTCCGATGCAGCAGGCAGCACGGAACAGATGCCACCCGAAACAAGTGTCAGCGTCCATGTCACGTTAACCATTTGCGCCACATAGTCGGATGTGGCAATCGTACCGTCAGGGTCACTGATGATCAGCTGTGGCTTCAGCACAAAGGGAGTCAGCGTTCTGTTCGGAATGAACGACAGCGACGAGGCATCATACTTCTGCAGCAGTGATCCGCCCATCTCCACGATCTGGAAGATGAAGCTCAACGGTGCATGCACCACGCGGCCTTGATTTTTTCTTATCCTCATATCTCAAAAAATTACATTAGTATCGAATACATGGCACTGAAGGTGTTGTCCTGCTCTGGCAGATAGACATCACACTGAAAGCTCACCTGGGCACCGGCCTCCCACGTTCCGGGATAGTCAACGGCTGAGTCGAGTGGCAGGGTGAAGCCCAAGGTTCCCTGAGCGTGAGTAATATTCCATGCCATATCGCCGTCGCTGTCATGACTGATGCGCTGCCAACTGATGTTGTTCCAGCCTATCTCTGTGTCGCTGATCTGCATCTCGGCATTCCAGAGCGAGGCGACGAGCGTAGTCTGCCACGGCTTTCCTGCCGGGAAGCTGTCGCCTGCCGTGCTCACAATCTCCAAGGTCATGTTCTTGCCACCGAGCAAACAGGCCCAGTCAGCATTGTTATACCGAGGCTCCTTGCCGACGGTAGGCTTCTCAACTGCAGCCTGCCACAGACAGCCGCCCCACCATACGCGGTCAGCAAAGAATCCCCTTGCCTCTTCATCATAACCATGTATATACTGCGTGGCGGCATCCCATGTGCCACGGTCACGGGCCGTATATTGCGGATTGCCCTGATAGTCCACACGGATGAAGTCCTGGACAATCAGACCACGGGCATAGATATACGGTTGTCGCTTGTTGACGGGCAGGTTCCTCAGACAGTCGAGGTCAGGAGGCAGGCCGACGAAGGCCGAGTAGTTGCCATCGTCGAGGATGGGCTTGGTGACTCCCTGCAGGAACAGGAATCTTCCATCCTTCGAGCTGACGAAGAACACCTGCTGGCGGTCCGGATCCACCTGATTGCCCCAGCGTATCATTCTTGCAGCAGGCTCCGGCGCATAGTTCACGCCACCCGGCACATCCTCGTTGTCGTAGAGGGTCACATCGATGCTGTTGGCATCGAGATCCACCGAGTCCACGCGCATCCACGATGTGCGGTAGGTATGCCCCACATCCAGATTGTTCATCGCGCACTTCAGCACATCGTAGGTGTGGAAGGTGACCCGGTCATCTTCATACAACTTGCGCATAGCCAACCGGTACTGGCCGTTGCCTATATATTGCACTGACTCGATGATTCCCCTGTCGGTAAAATACGTATCGCCCTCTAACACGTTCTGGTGGTTGAACACCAGTTCATCGAAGACAGCGCTGCCTTCCACCACTAACCGCTTGCAGCTGATGGAGCCGTCGGGGTTGAGTCGTATCTGCCCCGACTCACCCACGACAGCCCCAGCAAGCAGCGACAGGAGATAGTTTGTTGCATCTGCCTGGTCCTTTCGCAGGTAAGGGGCAGTTGCGATGTATGACAGCAGCGCCAGCATGGCCTCTCCTACGCGGGTAGCCGTGTTGGCGTGTATCCTCCGTTCGTCCCGAACAGTGGTTAACAGCTCATATATCTGATTGTATGTGAGTGCTGCCATCACTTCTTAATCATTTTAATTTAAGCTTATGAAACAAAATTTATCAATGCAAAGATACCCCCTTATGCGCGTAGATAAAACTACAGGAAGCGGGTGCGATGGAACAAGCCGTCAACAGCCTGCGTCAGCATTCCCTGGTATGCCTGGCCGTAGGCTGCCATTTCGAGTTCATTTAGAACATGACGGCCTGCAGCATATTTACGGAAAAACCAGTCACGCTGGCGGTGTGGCTGTCCACCAGCCTCGCGTCCTCCCCACGCCGGACCGACTTTCTTAGCTTCGTCTAAGTGATGTTTGCGACGATACTCCTCACCACCAGGCAAGAGGAACGGAAGTTGACCACGGTTCCACGTACCTTCGCCGCCACGATGACTTTCATAGGTTCTTCCCATACTGTCGGTGTAGCCCTTACCGAACTCGCGTGCTACGCCATCACTGACATATTTCCCGTATAAAAGGAATGAGTGTTCAATGGTTGTTATCGGACCAGTATGCACCATGCCAACTATACTGGAGCGCAGCGCACCAGTATCATTGATGCGCAGCTTATCGATACGTTCCTGCCAGTAGGCTACTTGATTGCGCGTCCACTGCTGTTCAACCAAAGCTATTTCGCTCATAACCTGCACACGGCCACGGCGGTATGACTGTCGGCGGTTCTCCGCCATGCGCTTCATGTACCCCATGCTCTACTCCTCCCACTCATCAGCATCAAACACCAGGTCTGTCGGCTCATCGTTCTGTATTTGGAAAAACAGCCCTGTACACCCGTTGAAGGAATAGCGGCCATACTCATTCGAATAGACGTTGCTGGTGTTCAGATACATCATTTGTGTGCCGTACTTATAGCTCTCCTTGTCCTTGATGATACGTGAGAGGAACTGCCGGAACAACTTTCGGCACAGACGGAGAGCCTGGTTATAGCTCTCGGCATTGCCATACTCATAGCCTGCAAGGATGTGGACACAGTACACATTGCGGTCGAACCACCCCGTCTTATTGCTGAAGGTGTTGCCGCTGGTGGTGTCATCAATGAAGATGAAGTTCTGGGCATCGCGGTACTCTGCCATCATCGGCTCCAGTGCACCGGGGCCACTGCAATAGTCCACCACGAAGCCGTTCTTCTTGGCCAGTTTGTTCTTCTTACCCAGTGTTTCGAAGTATTCCAGGGCATCAAATTGCTCTTGTTCCATCTTGTTATGCTTTAGGATATTTCTTTCTGAATTCTTCTGCCTCACGCGCCTTGGCATCAAGCTCTGTCAGCGCACGCCAGCAGTCTTTCTCCAATACCGCGCTCTCCTTGGTGATGTCACCGTCGGTCAGTGCTCTGATCTGAACGTTCATCTGTTCCACCCAGTCTATCGTCTTGCCACCCTCTGGGGCTGGCTTAAAGAAATGACGGAAGGACTTAGAGAACTGCTTCTTCACATACGAGAACCACATCACGCAGTTTGTCAGCTCAGCATCGTCGATGATCTTTACCCCACCGGGATAAAGCAGCTTGGCCAGTCCGAGTGCATACCGATGCTGCTTGGTAGCGAGATAACCCTGATAGTATTTTTCCATGTTCAGGTAATCCTGGAACATGACGCGATGCAGCAGGCCGTCGACAGCCTTGAAGCCCCCGATACTCTCCAACCGCACATCGAAGGTCTCGTAGCTGTCGACAAACTCCAGCTGCTTAATCATGTCCTGCACCTGCCACGACTGCATGAAGAACTGATGTTTGCGCTGCTTGCCTTTGGGCAAAGCGACGGACACACTACAGGCCCATCCGTAGGGTGTTTTCTCCTTCACCTCTATGCCGGTGAAGCGCAGCAGCATCAGTGTACGGCCCTCTACAGAGGAATACAGCCCACAGCCGATGACATGCAGCGCATAGCGCAGCTGCTCCTCGGTCATCTCTTTCCAGGAGCGCGGACAGGTGAGGTGCAGCACACCGTCAGCCGACAAAGTGGAAGGCGCTGTCTTCTGCATGGTTCTCGTAGGGTTTGAAGTGATTCAGGCGGTAGGCCTCGCTGTCAGCATACTTGGGATAGAGTGAGAGGTCAGCTTCCATGCGGTTAATCAGTCGCATATACAACTCTTCCTTCAGTTGGTGGTTCTGTGCGATCCAAGCACCAATAAACTTCGTACAGAGAACCGCCACTGGGAGATTGCTCCCACTCAGGTTGTTTGAAGTTAGCTGCTGCAGCAGCTCTTCCATATAATCGTAGCCGATATGCTTTCGCAGATAGCTGTCGGCTGCCAGCATAGCAGGAACGTTCATACTCCAGTCCTCTGGTTTTGGATGAGAGATGCCGGCATACTGCTCCAGCATTGTGAAGCGATAGAAGAGCGTACAGACATTGATATGCCGCTGTTCGGTATCGGCCCAGCCTTCCACCTCGAAGAGATGGGTGACGAGGTCACTGCGCAACAGCCACTCCTTGCGGCGCAGGTCGCCATCGAGCGCATCGACGCGCATCTTCGAAGCCGGTGCAGTGTTGTTGGATGAAACGACACCGAATCCGGTGGCGGTCAGTACCAGGTCGAGTCCTCGCATTTCTTCAAGGAAAGCCATGACACAGGCCAGCTGCTTCACCAGCGGGCGCAGAATCTCGCCCACGGTGCTCTCTCTGTCCTCTACAGCAGCTATACCAGGATCTCCCAGATAATGGCAACCTATCACCTCCACCTTGTTCATGATGGCACCAATCATCACGTCGAAGATCTTTCCATTCGGCTCTCGGGCTGCAGGAATGGCCCGTTCAAAGTCAGTCTTTGTTATTTCCAGATTCATTGCAGTCTTGTTTTATGTCGAATTCCTTGTTCTTGTCGAGTGTGGTCATCTCTATCATGGGCACCTTGATGTCGTACTTCTCATCCCACCCATTGAAGTGCATCATGACGTGGTAGGGAACTTCCATCACGTCGTGCCAGGGCTTTTCGATGGCCTGTTTCAGGTTGAACAGCTCGCGCTTATCGCTGCCGGAGTTGTTCATCTGGGACTTGCCCGGCGTGGCACCTACCATGTTCGGGTGAACGCCCATGGCGAAGCACAGCGAGTTAGCAGCCTCGCCCATGTCCTCGCTCCAGTCGCCACCTTCCTTCTTGTCTGCACCGAGGGCATAGACACGAACCATGCGCGTTTCTTTTCCCTCCAGCACGGTGTCGTAACTGGTAATCCATGCCTTGCCGGCATTCTCCGGTTTGGTACAGAATTTGGTGATGTTCTCGCGCTCCAGCTTGATGCGCTCCTTACGCTTCTCTGGGTCGCTGATGCCTTCCTCGTTGCAGACGTTGTTCCAGTAGTTCTTGTGGATCTCCACCTGCCAGCGGGGAGCTGCCGTGTTCTTGATCATGTATCGTTTGCCCGTACCAATGAGGCGGTAGATATCATACCAGGCATCGAGGAAGATGCTGTAATAATAGGGTATGGGGTAAATCTGGTGGCCCACTGTCGGCACGCGGCACACCACGGCAAAGTGGCGGTCGGCTGTACCGGCCGTGCGCTTACCCGTCTCGGGGTCTGGCTCACGGCCCAGGCGCACCATCAGGTCGCCCAGCGGGTCCACTTCGTCGAGCAGGGGCAGCACACGGGCCTTCTTCGGGTTTGCCTTGCGCCAGTTGGCTATGATGACATACTCCGAGCTTCCCTTTTTGTTGCGGGGCGAGAAGCGGCAGTGACAGGCATCCTCATGGCGCAGTTGCACAATCTTGCTGCCGTCACGCGAAAGCGAGATCTGCAGCACCGAGAAGAAGTAGTACTTCATGTCGGTGGCCTGCTCCCAGAACTGGAGGTGCAGCGCGTTTCTGAGGCAGAACTGCCGTATCTCCGGGTCGGTGGCCCGTTGCTCGGTACCACGGTTAAAGAACTGCAGCCCTTGACCGTAGCTCACCAGCGAGTTGAACTGCTGGCACTGTGAGGTCACCATGTTCTTGCCGATGAGCGTCTGCACGTGGTAGGGCAGCATATTGTCGCCACCCCATGGCACATATTCGTACTGCCGGCCGCCGATGCCGATGGTCTGCACGATGTCATCGTCCTCTGCATCGGCAAAGCCGCTGTCGGAGTCACCGCCATAGCGGGTGATGAACTCCGACTGCACACCCTCCAGCGCGTCGACCACCGTCGAAGGCATCATCTCATATACGTCATAGTCACCGTTGGTACCAACGCGCAACAGGTCTTTCTTTTCTTCCATATCTCTACAGGTATATTGATAATCCGTTAATTTCATGAATCAGGATGTCGGGCACCGTGCGGATCTGGTTGTTTGCCGGGTTGATGACGCGGTGCCAGCCGCCCTTCCAGTTGCTGCTCGATACGAGCCATCCCCGGTACTCGATGACATTGCCCGTCTGCAGTTCCCACACCTTCAGGTTCACGGTCTGCTTCCGTTCCCTGGCCAAGTCCATTATCTGCATGGCCTCGTTGATATGTATTGCTTTTTTGTTTTCCATCAGTTGAAAGTGTTGTCAAAAGTATTGTCGAAGATGCGCCCTGCTCTCCGCAGATCCACCACATTATGGTTGCTCTGGGCGTACTGGTAGGTGAAGGTGAAGCGGGGAATCTCGGCATCGTCGTTAGAATATTCACTCTTGGAGTCGGTGATAAGAATCTCCTTGCCGGGTGTGATCATGCCGTCATAAAGGTTGGCCACGCGCACGTACTTCGAACGGAATAGGTCATCGAGCCAGTTGGCCATGGGCATGGTCAGCGGGCCTGTGTCGGCATGGAAAGCACGAGTTTCTACAATGCGGTAGTTGCGCTGAATACGGCCAATGTAAGAGGATAAGCGCTTATATGTAGGGGCGACTTTGTGCAGGCCGGTGCAGTAGAACACCTCTTCCATACCGAAGCTGTTTTCGAAGATCAGTATGGGGGCGCAGTCGGGAGCGGAAAGATCCAGCTCGTACTCCTGCGTTCGGCTGCCCACGCTGATGGTGTAGCCGATGAGCGTTTTTCCAGTCGTCATGAAATTCGATGGCGACACGTCGTATTCTGTGAAGTGAGTTTTCTCCAGCCACGTTTCGACACTGAACGTCGCATTGCTGCCGTCGCTGTAGATGGCGGTGCACGTGGCCGTCTCACCGGTACCCTGCACGGGCAGTAACTCCAATCTTCCTAGGGCGGTGAGTTTCCGTCCCTGAAGGATGCTGAGGAAGTGGTTCTGCAGATAGTGCTCGGCCGTTTCCTCGCCGAAGTCGGCATGACAGCACACCACCGTGGCGTGCTGGCCGTTCACCTCCAGTTCCACCGTCTGTCGTGCGTCGCAGTAGGGCTCCACCAGATCTCGCAGGTCTTCCAGTACGATGCCGTTGTCTCCCGGCCACATCTGTTCGCTGAAGACGGTTTCGCCGTCGATGCTCACCTCCACCAGTGTCTTGCCGGTGGCACTGATCTGCAGATCAGGCAGCATGGAACTGAACTCTATGCTGCGCAATCCTCGTATGTTGTCATTGTTGCTATGATCCATTGCGTCTTTTTTCATACAAAGGTAAATAAGAATAAAGGGAAGTAAAAATACAGAGGGCGGCGCATCATCACGACGCACCGCCCTCACGGGAAAATGTAAAAAAATGTGTTCTCTTTCGTTTTATGCCTGCCTCCAGATGGCCCACGTGACGGTGCCGTCCTGTTCGTTGGTAGGCTGGTAGTCATGTTCCAACATGTAGCCGGCAATCTCGCCAGTGGTCACGCTGTACATCGGTTCCAGTTCGTCCTGGATCTGCTGCGTGGTTTTGTTCTCCTGGATGTAGCCAACCTTGGGCAGACAGTCGCGGAACATGAAATAGCTGTCGAGCAGCTTCTGTACGAAAGAAGCTTCCTTGCTTCCTTCCTTGTTGCTAACTTCTATCCGTGTCATATCACATCATGTTTAGTCGTTTACTGATACCACGAACGCGGAGCTCATGGCGGTAATTAGTCGCATCCTGCATGTCGGCCAGACGGCGGTAGGCCCGCTGGTGGTGCAGCAGCTCTGCCGGAGTCCGTGCCTGGCTCATCTGGTCGCACACGGCCACCATCTCAGCTGTCTGCTCACGGAACTGCCGCA